CCAGCGACGTATCGTAATTCCCGAGCGAGCAGTGGACAGAGCACAGGTTTGCCAGCGTGTTGACGACCATCGGCTGTATCTTTTCCGCCGCCTCCAGGTATTCCAGCGCCTTTTCCGGGGACTGCTCGATAAGGCAGCACGCCATGTTGCTGTAGAGCGAGGCCCGGTTCGGGGCGCGCTTGATCGCAGCCTCGTAAACCAGCATCGCAGCGCCCTGACGCTTGGCCTTGTAGAGCGCCATGGCAATGAGAATTGCAGGGTCGGGATTGTCCGGCTCTTCCTCGATAAGCTCCGAGGCTATCGCAAGAGCGTCCACGGGCTGGTTATCCTCCAGCAATACAATGGCATCCTCGAAACGCTGCTGAAACGGCTTCATATGCGGAAATGCCCCGTTCGCAGGTGACGCCATTCATTTGAGTTGAGCAACTGCCGGACCTTCGGCCAGTCCTCCTTGCTGAACACGTCGATGCCGTGCTCGGTCTTCCATTTCATGATCACGATGTCGGGGATGTGAGCCGCGTGCCAGAAGTCCTTGTCGGCCTTGTATGTCCCGTTATTCGCCGTCTCTTTGTTGAAGCTCAGATGCTCGCCAAGGTTCGGCTGCTCGTAATGCAGGATGGTCGTTTCCGTCGCTTCGTCGTACTCGTGATAAAGCGAGATGCCCGTCAGGGGGTCGTGATCGACAAATTCGCGCGCCATCAGTAGCCCTTCGGTTTCTGTGTCGGCTTCGGCTTGGGTTTCGATTTCTTGCAGGCCATGATTGCCTCCGATTGAAGCGAGTGGGGAGGGAGTAACCCCCCTCCCCTCCCCCGTTACGAGGTCGTCAGGTCGGCCACCACGCCCGACGCGGCCTCGTTCTTCGAGCAAAGCGTGAACTCGACCGAGATCATGCGGCGCTCGCTGTGGCCCGTCTTGGCAAGGGGCTCGATCTTGAACGGCTGGAGGTACTGCACCTCCCAGTAGTCCATATCGAGCACGTGCGCGGTGCGGGCACGGCTGAAGCGGTTCGGCACGATCTTGTGCTCTCCGAAATCGGAGATGTAGAGATCGGCACCGCCGATGATCGAAATCTGCTTTGCAGAGTTCTTGCCGTTCGTGTCGCGGTAGAGGCTTGCAATGCCGCTGAAAGCCGAAGCCTTCTGCTTGTTGAAGCCGCCCACCATGACCATCGTCGGGTCGCCGCCCGAGTCCCAGCACTGGCGGATAACGTCCTTCAGGAGAGCTTCCGTGAAGGTGCGCTGCGCTGTGGCCGAAGCGTCGGTTGCCGCAACCGTGACGCCTGTGGTCGAGCTGAAGCCCCCCGAGGCGCCGTTGGTCGCCGCCGATGCATTGGAGCCGCGATTGACATTCGTCGCGTACCACGATTCCAGACCGCCAAGCTCGCGGGCCGAAGCCGCTACGCCCGCCGTCGAGGCGTAGTTGCCCGTCAGGCGCGCTTCCATGTCACGCTTGAGTTCCTTCGAACGCTTCGTGATCTGGTAGGACAGCTCCTTCTTGCGGCCCGCCGTCGAGACGGCATCCGCCGTGGACGAGGTGCGAACAACCTTGTCCATGAGCTGCGTGTAGTTGTTGAGACGGGTCGACGCCACCGCCGTATCGGTCGTGGCGTCGTCGCCTTCAATCGTCTTGTTGTCGCCATTGGCATCCGCCAGAGCGTCGAGCTGCCATTCCGCCTTGCGGTTCGTCGCCTTGCCACGCTTTGCGTTGGACAGGAACGGCGTTTCCGTGGGCGAAATGTCGTAGATAATATCCGCGAGCTGTTCGCGAATACCTACCTGCTGGTAGGTCTGCATGGTTCCCGCAGGTGCGGTCATGTTCGTAACTCCTCAGAGCAATCCTGTGTTTTCGAGGAGTTGACCAAAGGCTTCCGCTGCATCGGCTTCCCTGCCGCTGCGTTTCAGTCGTGATTTTGCCTCGGCCAACTGTTTGGCTTGCGGCTTGCTCTGGGTCCGGGTTCCCGGCTTGACGACCTTCGGCTTTGTCTTGAGTCTCGCAGACACGGCGGGGGCATCTTTCTTCACGCCCTTGAACGCAAGCGCGTCCTTCGCGAGAAGATAGAAACGGTGATCCAGAACGGTCGAAACCGTCTGTGGATCGATGCCGTAGTGCTGCTGTAGCCCATTCAGGAACGTGCCGCGGACTTCGCTGGCCCTGGACTGATCGTAAAAGTCCGGCCAGACTTCCTTCAGCTTGTCCATTTCCGCCTTGATTACGGCCTGCTGCTGTTCCTGAGTCAAGCGGTGTTCCTGCTCGCGGACCTGCTGCAACTGCTGCGAAGCCTGATAATACTCGCCAAGCTTCTTGTCGTAGTTGGCCTTCTCAAGGAGGTACCTCTCCGGATTGTAGTCAGCCGAGTTCGGATCGAGCATCGTGATTGCGGGCGGCTGGCCCACCGGATTCATGGACTGGTAGAACTCAAGTACCTGCCGAAGCTGCCCTTGCGTCTCTTGGACCTTGGCAAGCTCCTGTTGGCGAACCTGCTCAAACTCGCGCTTTTCATTCGCGACTTCGGCTGTCTTCGCCTTGTAATCCTGCAACCGGCTGTACCCTGCTGCCAGTTCTGACAGCGGCACCTCTGCGGTCTCACCGCCCGGCAACGTGACCTCGAATACGGGGTCTTCGTCGCTTTCGGATTCCTCCTCGCCTTCTTCCTCTTCGGATTCCGGCTTGGTTTCTTCCTCGGGCTGTTCTTCTTCTTCGGCGGGTTCCGTTTCCGGGGTCGCCGCCGTCTCGTCTTCGTCACTCTCGAAGGCGAGCGCATCGTCGGGAAGGGCCGCAATGCTGTCGGCTACTTCATCGTCACTCTGGAATGACTGCACGGGTGCCTGTTCTGGCGTCGCCATGGTCTTACCTCGCTACTTCCTCGGGGGCCGCTCTGCGGTTTAGCCCGAGTTTCTCAACATGGACGGAATTGCCCATGATCTGCTCATACGGAGCTATCGAGTTCGCACGCCGCAAGGCCGCGCCCCACTCCTCCGTAAATCCGAGATGCTCAACAATGTCGAAACACGGCATTCCAGCCGTGTAATGAATAATCTTCGGTGTTTCGTCCGGGGCTTCGTCGTAGCCGACAAGATGATTCCACTCATGCGGAAGCTCGCCCACGCGGCGCGCCCATGTGAATGCAAAGGGATTCCCGGTCTGGACGTAATGCGGCGTCAGGGCCTTGCAGCGTTCATTATTGAACAGCATGACGCTGGGACGCTCGAATGCCTCCTTGTGCGGTACGACCATGACATCATCGTCGCCCTTGCAGGCCCACAGTTCCGCAATATCTCCGGTCACAAGCATGTCGGCATCGAGAAAGATCGCGTGACCCTCGTATTCGCAGAGCCACGGCACGAGAAACCGCGAGAAGGTGAACGGCGTCAGTCCGTGCCGGGTGATCGGCAGGCTGGAGAGTTTCAGCGCCGTGATCGCAACAGGCAGACTCGCGCACTCGTTGATCGAGTGCTGGAGCACGTTGTAGGAAAGGGGCTGCCTCTCGTCATATCCAATGAAGACGCGGATCATCAGAAAAAGGCCCTCTTGCCGCTGCGAATGTGTTCAAGGTCTTTCTTGGCCAACTCTCCGTCTGCAATCGATGACGCGAGATAAGCCTTGAAGTTGTCCAGAGTCCCGACTGCGACCTGTAGCCGATAACGTCCAATATCGTCCGCCTGCTTGGTCGCGAGCATGGCATCGACAAGCTGCTCGCGGACGCGGGCGAAATACGCCTCTACTTCCGGCGTCTCCATCCAGCCCTTGAACTTGTCGCCAAGCTCGATCCGGCGAATGATGGTGTTCTCGTCAGCCAACCGCGCCTCCAAACCGGACATTCGATCCGATATCTGCCTTGGCTCTGGCATTTTCCTTCGCGGCGAAAGCCTTGACCTGTGCATCTACCTTGATGCCGTAGGTTTCCAACATGGTCTCGATCTGCATCTGGCGCTCTTTCAGCCCGTATTCCGCCGCCATCTGCCACTGCTTCATCAAGAACTCGGCCTGCATGGACTGAGCCTTGAGCTGCATTTCGGCCTGAAGTTGCTGCGTCTTGAGCGCCGCGTCGGTCTGCATCTTCTGCGCATCAAGTTGCATCTGGGCCTGTGCAAGCTCGCCCTTCTGCTGGACCTCGATCATCTTCGGATCAGGCTGCTGCGGCGCGCGCTTCTCTGCATTTTCCGGCATCGTGGGGTCGGTGAAGAACGCTTCTGGCGAACGGAAGCCCGCCGCCTCGACCATGCGGGACAGCGTGTTGAAATACTGCGGGAGCCCGACAAGCGGGTTCTCCGGGCCAAGCGTCAGAAGGATTTGCTCCTGCGTCTGCTTGATGATGTTCAAATAGGAAAGTTGCGCTTCCCGCGATCCGGAACCGAGCCCCACATGCACCACAACGCGCATATCCGCGTTCCAGGAGCGTGGATCGACCTCGACCCAATCCGACCCGAGATTCACAGTGCGAGGGCCGTCCTGATGCGCCACTAGCGTCTTGAGTATCTTGCGGAACAAGGCCTCAACGCCCATCGCCAATTGCCGGGCAATGAGTTCCTTCCGCGCCGACGCGGCGTTCTGCATCAACTGAATGCCGGTTGCGGTCTTGTTCAAGCTGTCGGGATCAAGCCCCTGTGCATTACGGGTGACACCCGTGCGGCCCTCACGCTCCTGATCCGTGTATTCCAGCATGGCCAGAGCTTCGGGGCTCTGGTTCTGGACCTGAAACGGCATGACGACTTCGGCGGGCGAACCCTTGGCCCTGATGATCCCGCCTTGCCGAACGTCCAGAAGGTCATTCAGGTTGACCTGCGTCTCGTTCACGACCGTGCGGGGGTTCACACTGAGATAGGTTGAGTCCAGCGCCGCGCGATAGAGCACGGACTTGATGCGCTGGATATCCATTGTCTGATCCGCAAGGGACAGGCCGTAAAGCTTGTGCGCCACGCGGATAGGGCACCATGCAGCGAAGGGGTTGTACGAAACCTCCTCGTTCTCAAACACGACATCGCCCGCGCGCTTGATGTTGCGCAGCTCGGCAAACCCATCCCCGTCATAATCGACGCGGACATACTCATCCATGAAGATGACTTCGCGGGTCGAGGTGTTGCGAAGGTTCGGCCCATACCTCGTCTGGTAGGCCTCATCCTTGAATCGCTCGTATTCGCGTGTGTCGAGTGTGTCGTCGTGATCGTCGGTCGGAAGGCCGTCTATCTCGTCCTTGCGGTCGGGATACATCTCCACAAGCTCGGAGACGGTCTTGCGGGCGCGGTGCGCCACATAGCGGGCCGAATCCACGTCAATCGACTGACGGGCAATCAGGAACTCCTCGGGAGGAATGGCGGCGGCCTTGATCCGGCCAGTCTCGGGCTTCTTGCGGATCGTGACGCTGTACTGGAACCCGTCAGGGTATGACATCACGTCCTGAGCCGGTTCCTGTTCCGCTTCGATAAGCTCGACATTCGGCGCGGCCTCCAGTGCCTGCACCTGCATGACACTCAGGCCGGTGTAAGTCTCCTTCGCCCCGAAGACGGGCTCCTCCCAATCGACGCGGACAACGCCAAGCTTTTGAACCAGTCCGTCAAAGGCGAAGTCCGAGAGGATTTGCTGGCCGGGATTGTCGGAGTAGAAAACATAATTGGCGTAGAGAGTAGCCTGCTTGGCATACTGCTCATCGGCCTGCGTGACGGGTTCATACTGAACCGCATCATCGCCCTGGGTGAAAATGCGCATCAGGTCGGGCATGAGCCAATCGACCGTCTCCGCAACATCCCGCGACACAACCGAGGACCGGCCCTCGACCTCATCGCCGAACGGACGCCCGAAGTAATACTTCAGCGCGTCTTCCTGCTCGTGGGCAATGTCGCTGTCGTAGTAACCGACCGCATCATCTTTTTCGGCCTCAAGAATGCCGAGAAGTTCGTCTTCGGACATCTCAGCCATCGCGAGGCGGCCTCCCGCGTTTCGGCTTCGATTCAAGGGCGATCAGGCGAGACTCGATTGTCGAAATGCTCGTCTCGAATATGTCCTTGAATATTCCAGCAGGCTCAATCGGCATGGTTGGAGAAGAGGGCTCGTCTAGCCGCCTTTCCAACTCCGCGACCTTGCTCTCCAGAACCTTGATGCGGTTCCGCATTTCGATGCTCATGGCATCTCCTAGGAGATAATTCCTAGGACAAGATACCTAATCTTGGGGCTTGGCACAAGCGGAAAGGCTATAGGCCTGTGTCAGGCGAGCCACCGTATTCCGGCGTGAGACGACCGTCTGGCGTCCTTATGCCCAAGCTCACCAGCGCCCCAAGCGCCGCCTCCTTGGATGAGGTGGTCCGCGAGAGGTAATCATTGGACTGTTTGCGGAAGGCCTCAATCTCGCCACGCGTCTGATAAACAAATTTCATGCGATAGTCCCGAGTCGGGGTTTCAGGGGTTCATCCCAGCTCGTCGCGGAGGTCGGTCGCAATCCGAGAGCCAGATACCGGAACGCATCGGCGGCGTGGCTGGTCCAGTCATGGAGAGGCCGGAGCTTGAGCACCTTAAGCTTCTCGTCGTACTCAGCCCGGTATTGCTTCAGAGCCTCTACGCCATGAGCACACAGCTTCTTGTCAAACCAGCATTTCTCGATAAACAGGCGCGCCGCGTTGATGCCATCCTCGATGCGCAACTGGCCAAGGATCGTCACGTTACGAATGCCAAGGCTGTCCAGCACCTCCAAACGGCTTTTCCCGGTCCCCAGCTCCTTTACCTCAACGTCATGCGGCAGAATGTGGCCGCCGTAGCTGTATGGCTTTTCCTTGAGCACCTTTGCATAG